AGTTGCCGCTGGTCCGGGATCAGATTTTACCAAATGGTCTAATTACGGAGGGATCGCACCCAAGGCAGATCCCGAGACAGACGACACTGATACAGATACTAGCACAGATACAACTACAGATACAACCACAGATACACCGCAACCTGACACAGACACTAGTACAGACACTAGTACAGACAATGAGCAACCAAATACACAGCAATCAGATCCACAACCCGGTTTGGTTAACCCAGAAGCAGTAAAGGCTAATGCAAGTTTAGAAGGCAAAATAGCATACGCTAAATCTAAAAAATGGATAGGAAAACAACCAACAGACAAAGACAAGAATTATTTAAACAGTGTAGATGTTTACGTTGATCCTAATAGGTTTGTTAATGTCCCCCCAAGTCAACCATATATCGAAGCAAAGCCACCACATGATAGAATTGTAACTGGAAGTGTGCGAATCCCAGCAGTCGATTGGCAAAAAGCACAAGGACTCTCCGGATATGGTTTTGAAGAGGGAGCTCCTAGGGTGTTTAGCCTTACACTTGCAGGATGGTGGGATACAGGTATGCCGGCGTATGTTAATCCTAACAATGAAAAACTGAACAAGATAATATACAGTTACTACAAATAATGATAATACTTGAAGGCGGGAACATATTTAAAGGTGCAGACAAGCAACCTTTAACACAACGCATCAAGCGTGAGGATATTCCTGCCACTGTGGCCTGGCTTGAAAAAGTTTCCGGACTACCATTTCCCACAACCACTTGGTTGGGAAGTACAGGTAAAAAAGCCACGTCAGGAGACTTGGATCTACAGGTAGATGCCAACACCACAGACAAAGACACACTGGTACAAATACTATTAGCCGCAGGTGTTGCTAAAACAGACATCAAAAAGTCCGGTGATAGTGTACACGTTAAAGCACCTATAGCAGGCAACTCTAGTAACGGATTTGCACAAGCAGATTTGATGTTTACAGATGACCCAGCCTGGCAATCCTTTGCTATGGCAGGCAGTGGTGAAGGCAGTGTACTACCAGGTATGGCAAGACACATTATACTAAGCAGTATTGTTGCTGAACTACAGCCTAATCTAAAGTGGAGTTATAAAAACGGATTGGTGTTTAGAGATACCAATCAACCTTATGAAAACGGCAAGAGTCCTGCAACACTAAGCAAGGTAACTGGCATTCCTGTAGCAAAGCTCAGCAGTGCAGATGATATAGTTGCCGCGATTAAAGGTGCAAGCAATTACGAACAACTGGTTGGCAGAGCAAGAGAAACACTTGAAAAGTCAGACATACAGTTGCCAGAATCAGCACCATTGCCTGGCACCGGTGCTTGGTTTAACAGCATGGCAGAAAGTAGCAAGTTTGGTTTTGTAAAAAGTCTTACAGAAAACACAAAAGGTCGCACTCCGCATCCAGAAGATGCTATATTTTCAGGCAGTGCTGCCGCAGGACAACAGTTAGCAGGACTTGATGCACTAGTAGCAAATCCTAACAATTTAACTATCAAGTGGGACGGGTTTCCGGCACTGATATTTGGTCGTGATCCTGCAGATGGTAGACTTGCAGTAATGGACAAGTATATGTGGAACAAAGGTATACTTGCTAAGAGTGTAGATGAGTGGAAGCAATACGACAGCACCAAAGCATCTGGTGGATTGCGTGGGGACTTGTACAACAAACTAGCACAGATTTGGCCAGGACTAGACGCAGTCACTAAAGGTTCAGGGTTCTATTGGGGCGACTTGTTATACGCTGGCAAGTTAGAACCACAGCAAGGGTCATATAATTTTAAACCCAATACAGTCGAATACCGTATACCAGTTAACAGCAATTTAGGAAAACTAGTAGGTAATAGTGTAGGCGGTATTGTGGTACATCAAAAGTTTAACGAGTTAGGCGGCTCTAGCTCACAGTGGGATGGCAAAGGTCTTGAGAATGTATCGGGTGCTGTGGCAGTATTAACACCGAGTGCAGGACTACGCTTCGAATTAAAACAACCTGTACAGTTAGAAAAACGTGCCAAAGCCGCACTAGCAAAACACGGCAAGGCTGTTGATGATCTACTTGCACAAATACCAGCCAGTACTGTCCAACAAATACAACGCTACTTTAATCAATTTGTTACAGGACAAACCAAGCAACCACTGTACACTTGGCTAGAAGGCAACACCAGTGCTAAACAGTATCAAAATCTAGTTGGTGATGATTATAGTGGGTTATTATTTGCCAAAGATGCACAAGGTAAGACAGTTGCTAGTCCAGGCTACGATGGGCTTAACACCATATTCAGTGCTATATTACAGTACAAACAAAATCTACACGATCAGTTGGATTCACAAATTGAAGGATTTGGGCAATTTGTAAACAATCAACCTGCAGGCGAAGGTTTTGTATTCCCGACCCCACAAGGACTAGTCAAAATAGTCGACCGTGCTGGCTTCAGTGCCGCAAATTTTGCCAAGTAATTAATTTTTTACGCATTTTGATAAATATTTGCATGCGATATTTCGCACTAATATTAGGAGAATTAAAATGGCAGGATTAACAAAAGTACATGGTGATAGTAATCCAGTAGTAAACGTTGGAAATGATCTCACACAAAACTCAAACGCAGTAATTATCAACACAGGTATTAAACCACCAATCGACGCATACAACATTCAGTTTGTAGCTGGTAACATCGCAGGCGAATTACGTCGCGGCACAAACGGAACAGCAGGTGCTGTCGAAACACTATTGAACGCAATTGGTAACAATGCAACAGTAGTAGCATATCAGGTTGACCTTGGCGCTACAGCCGCTAACTCACAAGTTAGTGTTGTTCTAGAGCGTAGTTCATGGGCAAGCGCACTCGCAATGCAGACTGCATTACGTGCGGACTTGGCATCAAACATTGGTGCTAACGGTCCAATGACCACAACCACAATGGATGTTCGTAAAGTTGGTATTAAACTAGCCGCTAGTTAATTAACTTAACTAACAGCAGTAAACAAAAAGCAGACTTCGGTCTGCTTTTTTTTGGCTTAGTAATAAATACTTGCATATACTATTTAGGAGATTTAAAATGGCAGGTTTAACAAGATCAAATCCTACAGCAACTACGTTAGGATATGAAGTAATCGGTAAAGAAGCACAGTTTTTTACAATTGACTATATTAACGCAATTAATGGTTCAGCTGGACCAGATGGAGCTCAACAAGCAGTTTTAGAAACAATCATGGGTACAGCTACAATTCTTGCCGCTGGTCCATTGGGTAACTCAAACACAGAACAGACTTTCATGACCGAAGGTGGCGCCGCAGTTGTAGTTGGTACATTACAAGCGGCAATCAGAGCATTAGGTACTGTTGACGGTGTTAACTTATCTTCAGCAACTGTAACAGCAAAAGACTTTTACATCGCTGTGTAATAATAGCAATTAAGAGTAACAAGAAAGGTGCTCCGGCACCTTTTTTTGTGGCTAAATAGTCTTGGAGACTATACACCATGGCAGGAATAACAAGAAGTTCAGGATATGAATTTGCAGGATCAACAGATACACTGTATCGTTTTGGCGGTAGTGTACGTTTCTTTAAGATTGACACAGGTGTAGATCTACGTTTTGAAGATGACGGCAGTGATGAAGCATACGAAGCAATACTGCAAGCTATTCCAGGTTTACTAGCAGTAAGCAGTGTAGGTGCAACCGGAACCGTGCATGTATGCGTTGAAGCACACAGTTGCTTGGATGCCGACCCTTTGCAACAACAAATACAGGCTATAGGAACATCAAAAGGTGCTGTAAATCTTGGATCAACCACAGTCGCAGAGGGAACAAGTTTTACGGTAAGTTAGCCTGCAATAAATATCTTTATGCAGTACTACACAGGGTTTACACTAGTAGATATAACCAACACCGGGGTAACACGTAGTCGCCCTGGCAACGATCACGTGCGTAACCAACAGCGTAACTGGGAAACACTGATACAGGTACTCAGTCTGAGAACTCAACCGCTTGAAATGGACGGACCGCATGACAGTGAGTACGAGATTACTGGTGACAGTATTTTTGGTGAAATGTACCAAGGTAAGCACACTGTATGGCATTTTAGTTTTGGTGTAGAAGCTGTGAGCGTATTCAAAAACAACAAAAGTGAACACGGGCTACTGTACGAAGATTTTGCCGAAGTTCCAATTATACAAGGACTAGATGAAACAGCAAGATTTATGTTGCCCATTTTTTATCCATACGGCGCAATTAAAAACATACACTTTATTAATCAACGTGTATCGTTATAAATATAACATTAACGGCACTTGAATAGGCACACTCTTACGGCATATAATATTGTAAAATCTACAGAACCCTGTATCACAAAAGAAAATTAAATTTCGAAACGGAAACAGTAATGGCAGAGAGTGAAAGAAAAGATCTTGAAGCGCACGTTGATTTATGCGCTGAAAGGTATAAAACGTTGCACAAAAAACTAGATAAACTTGAAGAACGCCTTAACGGTGTAGAAGAGCATATCATATATGTACGAGCTAAATTAAGTGAATTTAAAACCATGGGCGAAGTGGCCAGCAATGAATCTAATAAAACATTGATTGGTGTAATGACTGCTGTGGGTGCGGCACTGCTCGCAGGTTTAATTGCTACCATTGTTCAACTAAC